CAACATTTCGGGACACGCAACAGGAAAGGTAAAGCACAGCACGGGGTTGGTTGAATTCTTCCCAGCAGTTTTGCCTGCTGGTGGCACTATTTTTACGTTCAATTATTCCTTTGGGCTGCCCATTACGAAGGAATTTACGCACCCAGCACGAAATACCGCAGGGCTGCTATTTTTAACACTCCCCGACCAAAACATTCTGCCAGGAACATTGCAGATTGAATGGAACACTGTGCAGGATTTATCGCTTCTTGACACGTTCCAAGAAACTACGGTTACAAAACGCACATGGGTTGACCCGATAATATCAGCAACGGAATCGGGCGGGCATATAAAAACTGACGTGGTAGATTCCGCATCTGTTATCAGTTTAGCAAATGGAACGATTTTGTTTAATCCTGATAGAACCGCGAAATTGCCAATACCAAATCTTTCAAAATCGCTCATTGGTTACACGAGTTCAAGTGAGTTCACTCCTGGAGTCGGAGTGGGCGGTATATCAACAAATACAACCACCGCTGTGTCAACGTATAGAAACATATTTACTGGTTTTCAGTATCTGAACGTTCCGCAAATTTACCCGAACGACGATTCAGGCTGGGTAAAAGTGAGCTACAGAGTTTCGGATTCACCTAACACCGCAACCGAAACACAAACAATGACCAGCATTAAAATTGACCTCACGCCAGAGTTTGCCGAAACCATTGTTTATGGCAGCGTGCGTTTTGATTTAGCTGGCAACACTTACGTCGATAGAAACGGGCAGTTGTTCACCAACATTAAACCCGACACAGGCGCAGGCAATTACGCGGGAACGCTCGATTATTCAACAGGCACGGCAACGTTAAGCCTTTGGTCGCCTAATGGCTCAAATACCGTCGCGCTCAAATCACTGCTAACCGATATTTCAATTCAGCCAGTCGATATGGTGACATTTCGCTTGCCGACTTCACCGATTCGCCAGGGTTCGTTTCAAGTTCGTGCGACCGCATTTGAAGGCGGAGCGCATTTAACCGCCACCGCCAATAACGACGGTGTAATCAATACCGCCGCGATGTTTGGTTATATCAATTACGAAACAGGCGTGGCACAAATTCGATTCGGCGCGTGGGTTGTGCCAACGGGTCACGAAATCGAAAGCTGGTACGACCCCGCCGCGATTGTCGGCACGGGTGCTGATGCGCGGATTTTTAAACCCGCTCACGTTATGGCAGAAACGATTGTTTATAACGCCGTGTCGTATGTTTATATTCCACTTTCGAGCGCAATTTTAGGGCTTGACCCTGTGCGATTGCCGCCTGATGGTCGTGTGCCAATTTATTCAACAGGCGATGTCGCGGTAATTTTGAATGACCAAACCACCGTCGGGACGTTTTCAAATGGCGCAACGACAAATTTAGGGCGAGTTCGTTTGGCGAAAGTAGTCATCAAAGATGCGGCTGGAAACATGATTGCGATTGACCGATACAGCGCGAATTTGGATGCGGGAACGGTGTCTTGGATTAACCTTTCAGGCGTTTCACAACCCATTACCATTATCGATAGAATCGAAGATATGGGCGTGGTCACGGACGTTCAAATCACGGGGCAACTCACACTTTCGCAACCGCTGACACACGCCTTCCCAATCCAAAACACGCTCGTTTCAAATGCCGTGATTAACGGCACGATTTACGCCCGCGTGTCGGTGCCTTTCGACCAGCAAACCTGGTCAAACGTGTGGAGTGATAGCGTTATCGGTTCAACGGTAGCCGCGCAATATAACAGCACGCAATATCCGATTATTGTTGATAACAACAGCGCGATTCAGGAGCGTTGGGTGTTGGTTTTTACTACTTCGACATTGTTTAACGTTGTCGGCGAACACGTCGGGCAAATCATCACGGGCGCAAGCACGAACACCAACACCGCGCCGATCAATCCCAATACGGCACAACCTTATTTCACAATTCCGTCTGGTGGTTGGGGTGGCGGTTGGTCGGCGGGTAACGTTATGCGGTTCAATACTTACGCCGCCAACGCACCTGTTTGGCTAATTCAATCCATTGGTCAAGGTGCGGCAACCGACCCCGACTTTACTTTCTGCATCGAAGCTCGCGGGGATATTGATAATGTCGCTTAATTTTTCAACCGTACTGCGAAACGCCAGAGCCTCGGCGATTATTTCTGCCCTTGACGCAGGCGTAACAGGTGCAACCATCAAACTTTATTCGGGAACAAAACCCGCCATTACAGGCGCGGCGATTACCACTCAAGTTTTGCTTGGAACTTGCGTGTTATCCAAACCGTGTGCCATTGCGCTTGAAGGCGTGGTCACGTTTCAACCGATTGCTGATGACCCGATTGCCGACAACACGGGAATAATTAGCTGGGCGCGACTCTTGAACGGTGACGGCGGCTTTGTGGCGGATATGAATTGCGGCGTAACGGGTTCGAGTGCAATACTGATTTTCAACAATTTGAGTGTGCAAGCAGGCGGTTTAATCAGCATCACCAGCGGTTCTTTGACCGAGGGAAACTTGTGAACCCGCATAAATACTGGCGATTAGTTTTTACGGATAACAACGGCGGCGACATCGTTAGCGTGTCTGATATTGTGCTTTCAACGCACCCACATACGCTGAACTTAATCGCCAACAGCGTGGGATTTAGCGGTGCAATGCCTGCGAATAGTCATGAAAAATCGTTTGAATTTGCTGCACCGATAACCATTGGCGCGTATTCCTTCGCCGCGCAAGGTGCAACCGCTCCAAAGTCGTGGTGTTTAGAGTTTTCAGACAACGGCGTGAACTGGTCAATCGCCCACATTGAACACACGCAAAAACTCTGGCAAACAGGCGAAGTCCGCTACTTTGTCGCCGATTTATATTCGCTAAACTTAGCGATAAACGGCTCGAACGCCGCGCAATCTTTCAATGTTTTCGTTCACGACTTACAAGGCGAACTCATCACAAAAAAAACTGTTCAAAACGGCAATACTGAAATCCTAATGCCCAACCAAAATGCTGTCAGTGTGACCGCCGTACAAGAATGCGGCGACGCTTGGCAAGCTGGCAAGTATTACGAATCAGGTGCGTTAGTCATTCCAACTAACCCACAAAGCACGCCGTTTTATTATCGTAATCGTGTGGGTTCGATTTCAGGTTTAATCGAACCAACATGGTTAACAAATCCCGAAGTTTTCACGCACGATAGCTGCTGTCTTTGGGAGGTCGTCGAGCGATTCAATCAGCCTATTACCCAATTTCCTTTAATTCCAACGAGAAAAATATCATGACTGTAAAAGTTTTTAGAAGTACCGATTTTGGCGCACCTACCAACACGAATGTGGTGGGTGCATTGATAGCGATTTTAGACGGGTGTTTGGTCACAGGTTATGGTTCACAAACTGCGACGATTACGCGAACCGATACCACAGCAACCGTTACTTTGCCAGTTGCCCACACGTTAAAAAGCGATACGTTCGTGCGTATTGCAGGCGCAACCCAAACCGATTACAACGGCGATTTTGCCATTACGGTCACGGGCGCAAACACCTTTACTTATCAGGTGGCGAATTCACCAGTCACGCCTGCAACGGGAACAATCACATCCAAGGTCGCGCCTGTGGATTGGACTAAGCCATTTTCAGGAACGGGGATTGCCGCGTACAAACAAGGTGCTGGCTCGAATGGGTTTTATTTGCGCGTTGATAATTCGTTCGTGGTTGGTTCAAGTAATGAACCTAAAATTAAAGCCTACGCATCGATGCTTGACATCAATACAGGCGACGGAGCTACTCCTGAAACTTATATACCACTCAATTATTCAGCTACTCCTGCCCAGCCTTGGTTTCTTATTGCAACAGAGAAGGCTTTTTATTTAATTTCGTTTTCAGGGTCGAACTTATCACCGTTCTTTTTTGGCGACTTCCCGTCAAAGAAATCAGGTGATGCGTTTAACACCGCAATTTTTGGAAATTCAAATTATTACAATCCAAGTGAGTTCTTTCAGCTATCAGCCAATCTTGCAGCTACAACACAATCGTATTTATTGAGAAACCATAGCCAAATAGGACTGCCTGTTGCAGCGGGAAGATGCGCTGCTTTAAGTGGCACGGCTATGGGAAACAGCGTACCGCAAGCCTATCCATCCACCATTGACGGGGCATTACACTTATCGCCCATTATGATTACAGAACCATCGGGAATACGCGGAACTATCCCTGGGTTGTGGTGTCCGCTGCACATACGCCCGTTTGCTAATGGCGACATAGTTATCGGAACAGGCGAGTTTGCAGGTAAGAAATTCTTGGCGATAACAGGCGGTAGTAGCGATTCTTACCAATGCCTAATTGAAATTTCAAACACCTGGTAACAGATATGGCTGAAATCACAATCGGCATCGTCAATGACGAAATCAAAGACTTTTTGAATCCTGTCGCGGGGGCGACCATACAGTTTGGATTACCGCCTCAGCGCAATGATTCAATTCGAGATATTAGTCTCCCAGTTCCTGGGGCTTTCATTCATTTTGGAAACACAATTCAAAAAAACGATGACATTATTGTGCGTCGTGAATTCATGCCTTGGTGGCTTGGGAGGCTTGATTTAAACCCGACCGAAGACCGAATTGGCACAATTTCAGGTACAGTCAAAGTGCTGGGTGTATTGCAAGTAAAATCGCGGGTGAATTTGTATTACAGAAAGTCGGGGCAGTTGATTGAATCAACCTTTACCGATAAAGACGGCGTGTTTTTGTTCAAGTGCGGCTTGAATCGCAACGTGTCAGATTATTACGCAGTGGCGATGACTGAGCAGCCGTTTAACGCGCAAATCTTTGATAAACTCACGCCAGCCTAATGTCTTACACGCCGCCAGGTAAAAAGGTCAAGTTTGAGTTCTTGTCGAGCTACACCGCGCCAAGTAGCCCGACAAAGTTTCAATTTTACGATATTGAATTCGACTTATACGAAGGCGTTAATCCGCCTAAATCTCCTGTTTCATTTGACTTTGGTGGTGGGCAGCCACCTGCGCCGATTATTGGGAAGCTTCGCGCCCAGCTTGATGATTGCCTTGGTGTGTTTGGTAGTAATGTCGTCAACCCTGCCATTGGAAGTTTCGACACCAAGCTAGACGACGCGACAGGTGTTTTTGTAGGCAAAACCGTCCCGACATTCGGGAAGTTCAACACCGCGCTCGATAGCTGTGTTGGATTTTTTGACGCAAGGTACGATTCCAACGTTAAACGCTCACTTATTCGCGGTGTGAATTCAAGACAGGAAACAACGAAACCAGCGCGATTAAACACCGCATTCTTGCAATCCAACGCCGTGAAAAATGTCGTTTCTGTTTCGACATGGCAAGACACCACGAGCCAAGTCAGCGCGGCAGTGGTATCGGTTGAGCAAAACACCTTAAAAATATCAACCGACAAGGTTTCGCAGCAGGATTCAACACTTCAAATCGGGGCGAAAACCAGCTTTAAACATGAGCAGGCTGTTTCGCTAAAATCCGTCCTGTTATCGGTCGTTGAAACAGCAACGCCGCTCGACGCGAAAACAAACGCCGACTTGCAGCAGTTGATTCCGATTGGCTCGCGGTTTGAGTTTGCCTCGGAAGATGTGAACGATGCCACGCACGTTTTCAACGTTTCGCTCAATAAGCAAATGCCGCCTGAGTATTGGTACACGCCAGCCGCTACGTTCACGCTCGAAATGCAGCCGCCGTCGCACATCTTTTCACTGGTCGAATCATCGTATCAAGCCGTGTCGCCCGTTGCGTTCAATTTGGTATTAGCAGATTCAAATGCGACCAATTTCAACTTGGGATTGATTGACGTTGAAGTCGTAACCACGATTCGCACCATTTTTGACAGCGTTTCGACTTACGCTCCAATTCCCGATTTCGCTTATCCGTTCACGGATGCCAAAAAGGGGCTGACTGAATCGGTGCAGCGTGGCGGTTATCGTTTATCGGCGACCGCAACGACTAAACAAGCCGCGCCCATTGGACGAAAATCCTGCTTTAAGTCTGAATCAACAAAGTTTCTTTACAGCCAACGACAACCGCGTGCTGAAGGTGGCGGCACGATTATCGACCCACCACGCCCACCGTTGCCGCCATCAAACGTCGCCACATTCATCATTCCAACAAAAACGGTTTATCAAATGCAGCACACCATTACAGCAACATTAATCGATTTCACGCCACTGAACGTAGACGGCATTTCGATTTCGCTCGATGCGGATTCGTGGGCGTGGCAATTCAGTTGTAAATTGCTGGACGTTGACCAGTTATCGCTTTTAGTTTCAACCGAGAACACACCTGTTGAAATAATTATCACCATCAACGGGTTTGAGTGGCGCGTGCTGGCAGAAAAAACCACCCACACCAAAACCTTCGCCAAAGACGAAATCGGACTGTCGGGGCATAGTCTGTCCGCGCTGCTCGCGCCACCATTCTTACAGCCACGTTCCGCCACTCAGGCTGATTTATTTACCGTGCAGCAATTAGCCGAATTAGAACTTCCGAACGGCTGGACGATTGATTGGCAAGCACCAACGTGGAATGTTCCAGCGGGAGCGTTTTCATACACAGCCAAAACACCGATACAGGTTATTTCTGAAATTGCCGCCGATATTGGCGCAATCGTTATTCCGTCCCGAAACAGTCGAACACTAAAAATCGCGCCACGCTACCCCGTGCTGCCCTGGCAGTTTGCTGAGGCAACACCAAACCTTATAATCCCAGATAGCGCGTTGCAGTCCTTAACGTATCGCGCCGTTATTCCTGCCCAAGCAAACGGCGTTTATATTCACGGTGGCGAGGTGGGCGGCGTGATTGGCTGGTGTCGTTTAACAGGAAGCGATGGTGGACGATTAGCGCAAACGGTCACAAACTCGCTAATGACTGACGCGATTGGTTGCCGAGCGTTGGGTGAGCGCATCTTGGCGGGGCAGTTCACGCAGCCATCGTTGCAATCGCTCATGCTGCCAATGAATTCAACAGATATGCCACTGGCGAATGTCGGCGATTTGGTTCGTGTGAATGTTGGCAACTCGCAGGTTCGCGGAATCGTGAATTCGGTGTCCATTACCGCGAATTTAAAAGAGGTGTGGCAGACGTTACAAATCGGCGAGGAGACCACGAATGTCTGGTCTGTCTTTAAGCAGATTTTGCCTCGTGAGCCATTGCTGGTCGGGACGCTTTCAAGTACCGATGGCAAAACGTCCTTGATAACTTTAATCGATGGTGGTGTGATTAGCGTGCGCGGCACAGGCACGGCTGGTGCAAAGTATTATGTTCGCGCTGGCAGAATCGAAAACGAAGCCCCGAATTTAGAAGTTAATGAAATTATGATTTGATTATGAGGCATATTTTTACAGCATTTTTATACCCCAGTCGCAGATATTAAGTACAAGTTACTTCCGAAAATAGCGCAAAACTAGCATTAACCAATGCTGCTAATTAGGAGCATATGTTTACGATTAATGAACTTCAATTTTTTACGGTTTTACAACAATTCCCCAAGGTAAATTACCGACACCAATAGATTTACTAACTATTTGTGATTCTAAATCAATCACCGATACATCATTACTCATGCCATTTGTTGTGTAGACATGTTTCTGATCTGATGAAAAAGCCAAATTCCAAACACGCGAACCAACGAGCAAGTATTTTTCAATTTCAAATGTTTGCGCGTTAATTATTGCCACACGATTTGCTGTACCTAGTGCCACATAAGCACGCTTACGTTCTTTATCAATAACAATACCAACGGGTTGAATTTTGTCATTTGGAACACCTTGTACTGCAAAAGAAAGCGTTTTAACGGCTTGTTTTGTTTTGGCATCAAAAACAGTCAATGTTCCCGCCATTTCTGACGTTACCCATAATTGCTGGCTATCTGGTGTAAAAGTGACATAACGTGGACGCGCATCGACCAAAGTGTTTTCGACAACTGTATGTGTTTTGGTATCAATCCAATGCACCATATTTGTTGTTTCAGATGCACTTACAATCCACTGATTATCAGGACTAACACAAATACCTTCGGGTTCAACCCCCACTTTTATTTGCTTGATGACTTTCTTTTTAGCTAAATCAATAACAGTAACCATACTGTCGTCTTCATTGGAAACATACATTTTGTCCCCATTGGGACTTATTGCGAATGTTTCGGGGTCTTCACCAGAAGGTAATTTTCCTGTTTGTTTAAGCGTTTCAGCATCAAAAATCTTGATAGTATTGTCATCGCTAGTTGCAATATAGAGTGTTTTATTGTCAGGACTTAGCGCAATCCCACGAGGTCTTTTGCCAACAGAAATTGTTTTAAGTAATTTGCCATCAGTTGGATTCATGATTGCAAGAGCATTATCTTTTTCTAAAGTAACAAATACAGTTTCAGCGTGGACTACGTTTATTGTCGCCAGTAATAGCGGTGTAATTAAAAGTTTTTTCATGAGATAAAAGAAGTGAAAAATAAATTAAGGTTTTACAACAATTCCCCAAGGAGATTTACCAACGTCAACGGATTTCGTTACCGTCAATGTTTCTAAATCAATAATGGAAAGGTTATCACTTAGACCATTAGCTGTGTATAACCTTTTTTGGTCAGGCGAAAAAGCCAAATTCCAAACTCGAGAACCAACGGGTAAGTATTTTTCAATTTCAAAAGTTTGAGCGTTAATCACCACAATTTTATTTGCGCGTCCTAGGGCAACATAAGCTCGATTTCGATTTTTATCGATAGCAATTCCAACGGGTTTAACGTCAACATCAGCAGCATCTTTAGATTCAAATTTGATTTCTTTGATTACTTTTTTTGAGTTAGCATCTAAGACGGTAATCGTTCTTCCTATCTCCGAACTTACCCATAATTGTTGACTGTCATTTGTAAAAGTTACAAAACGTGGTCGGGCTTCAACAGCTGTATTTTCAACAACTTCTTGTGTTTTTGAATCAATCCAATGCACCTTGTTAGACGTTTCCGAAGCACTAATAATCCATTTGTTATCTGGACTAACCGTTATGCCTTCTGGTTCAACACCTACTTTTATTCGATTGGTTACTTTTTTAGTTTCTAAATCAATGACAGTCACTAAATTTTCTTTATCGTTTGTTGCGTACATTGTATTGCCTGTTTGAGCCAACGCAAACGTAATTGGATCGCTATCTGACGGCAATTGCCCAATTTCATTGAGCGTTTCACTGTCAAAAATTTTAATGGTGTTGTCATTGCTAGTCGCCACATACAACAATTTATTATCATGACTAAGTGCAATGCCGCGTGGTCGTTTGCCAACAGGAACAGTTTTAAGCAATGTTCCACTGATTGGATTAACAACTGCTACAGCATTGTCTTTTTCCAAACTGACAAAAATAGTTTCTGCGTAAGTCGCTTTAGTTAAAACAGTTAGAATGCCGATTATTAAAAGTTTTTTGTTCATAATGTTTTTAGAATTAGTGAATTTAAGTAGCAAGCGTCAGTTCAATAACAAAGCCGCTTTGCTCGGTAAAAATGTGATTATTTGTAAAATCCATAACGTCCACGAAATGGTGCTTGTATTGCAGCGTAGCAACTTGTTAGATGTTTTTTCGATTTGAATTAAACTTGCTACTTAAATTCACCATGAACTGTAAATTGGAAAAGGCGTAAATCAACGTTAAAAAAGCCAACGCCACCGTCGAAAATTTCCAACGTTGATCAGTTTTTACCGCTTTTATTTTGCTCAATTGCGCTTCGTCTAATGCCCGTTTTAAATCATCGCTATCAACTAAATGCGCGTAATGAAAACCAACGGTTTGACTTAACTGTTGCTC